GCATTTGAGGTTTTGCTCACTATGGCATTCGCGGTAGCATTCGCCACCTTTGTCGCCACCTTGTTCGCAACAAACCTCGCTGCCGATCGCGCATCTGTCACCTTAGCCCTCTCGGCACCAGTGAAGGAACCCATCAGAGAGGGTGCCCACCGCAGAGCGGCGGCGCCGACACTCTTCAGAGCTGAGATGATGGCCCCCGCATGTAGCGGGTTCTCGTGGAAATATGGGATCTTAGACAAGGCCATCAGCGCGTCTCGCAATACAGTGTCACCGACAGCAGGTGGCGCAAGCGTGAACCACTGAACAATCGGGAGAAATTCAACGCCAAAGAAGGCGCTGAGGAGGAAGGAGTTTCCTGGATACGTATTCGTAGTCGTGGCGGGACTGCGGTAGGCAAGAACAACGATGCCACCGGGTGGAGCCGGACCTGCCACAGTGGTACCGTCGTAACTGCTACCAGTCAAATTAAATCCGTATTGAAACTTCATACAATCCGCGCCATCCGGCTTGTGAATTCCATGGATCCCCTTCTTCAATGGGAATTCCGCTGAGATCGCCAATGAGCTGAGCGAAGAAATTGGGTCAACCAAAGTGCCAACGTAGGACATGATATCCTCGCCGGTTGGAAGGTAAAACCCAGCAGCTGTTCCGGCGTCACTAAGAGTGGCGGCCCGGTTGCTCAGCATGACGCTAGCGGAGATTATCCTCATTTTGCTCATGTTGCCGCTTTGGGCGTAAAGCCCAGGAAGACACTCGTGTATCATCTTGTATCCAGTGGAAGTCTGGACGGACAAAGCGAGTGTTGCGCTGGCAACATTAGCGGACACTGTAAAGTTAAATGAGTACCAACCAGAAACTAATGGCGTGACAGTCGCCGTATATGTGCCTGCAAAGGTTGTAGTGTTGTACTCTTGAGGACCAGAGTCGGTCCAATTGAACGTGTCAATGCTGTCGTTTGTGTTGACTCCGGCCGAGGAGGTGAACGTGGCAGAATCGCCAGCGCCAAGCCAAATCCATCTCCTACCAAAGTCGCTCCATGAAAACACGGCGTCGTTCTGGGCGCCGAGTTGTTTCTGCCCGAGGCAATATTCAGGGGCAAGCGCGAACGACCTGAACTCAGTGGCGCCTGAGTTCTTCCAGGGCCAATTGAGGGTAAATCCGGGCACTGTGCTAGCTGCTTGGAAATACCAGTTCAGCGTTTTGGCTGCGGAATTGTACAAGCCATAGGACAAGCAGTGAAATGGGTCCCTGGTCAACATGACAAAACCGGTTCCTGGCACAGCGGTGTCATTGGACGAATTTGACGTCGTGTTTGAGGTATCCAGGTCGAAGAGATACCTCAACGCTGTGGTCGCAGTTGGGACACTTGAGTAGTCGAGTGCAATGCGTGGCGGGGGCTCCAATGAAGGCATCGCCAACGCTTTCGCTAGCAACATGTGTGCACTCGTCCCGTCCAAGGATCTCCCAATTGAGTCCGTCACACGGCTTATCTCCGCTTCCAGGTTTACATACCCTCCCGAGATCCTGTTCGCAGAGCTCACCGCGCTGTTGACTCCTGCTACGGGCGCGTCGTATACACGCGGCATCGATCCCCCGATCACCGCGTCGTAGTAGCCCCGTTTTGTGTTCGGTAGTTGCATTTCCAATGATTCCTTTCGTTTTGGTGGCAATTAAAATGAATCATCCCGTGCCGGTCGCGGGCACTCAGCTGAGTGTCTGATATTTTCACACTATAGCGTGATCATCAGTTTCCACCACCAATGTCAGTACCGGACTAACAAGGAACAAGGAACAAAGCCGGACGATGGCAATCAAGTCCTGGTCACCGCCCAACAACTGGGCGGGAGGGGCCCCTCACGACCTAAACAGTCCGGCTATTGCCGGGCTGTTCAGGACCGCGGGGCCTGAAACGGGGCACGTCTTGAGTTCCAGCTCAAGGCTGCCCCAATCGACGCATGGGTATCTGCCACGGAGCAACTCCATGTTCTTTCTCCTGTCCGGCCTGTGCGCCGAAAAGGAAAGATACCGCTCTTCGGCCTTGGCGTAGCGCTGGGCCCGCTTGTTGCTGATGCCTCCCGCAACAGCCTTGCTACACCTGCGCAGCCAATCGCCG